CTAACTAAATCCTCTCTCTTTATAAATAATGCTGTTGCCATTTTTATCTTGGGTTTAAAAATCCTTGATTAGGCATATCTACGGGCCTTGTAGCTACCTTTCTATCATTTACCTCAACGTCTGCGCCTTCTCTTTTGGCTTTGTTTACGCTTATCTCTGCTCTTGGGTTTTTGGCGTCAACTGCTCGTGCGTCTTCTTTCGCCATAAATACCTTACGCATCCAGAAGTGATGACACCTAGCTCCTCCTTTGTAAAGCCATATGTCGTAAGTGTCTGCGCCTCTAGGCCCAAAACCTGCGTTCACTCGTCTTGATCCCATTGCAAGAATATCTTCTTTACGATAGACCTTGTTAGCCTTCTCCATCTTTTTACAAAATTCTCTGGAGTTTGGATTGTTTCTTTTTGGAGCATAACCATAACGAATCTTGTAAGGTCTGCCTTCAGGTGTTACGCCATCTTGTGAAGATTTAGCGTTTGTCTTAGCTACTCCTGTTGAGGCGAAAGCAAAGAACTTATCCATCTGTGCTTCTGCATCATAATCAACAGGTGCTTCCTCGATAAGCTCCCACTCGTCTTCGTTAATCACTTCTCCCAAGTCCTCAAGCTCTGCAAAGACTTCGTCAAGGTGTTCGTCGTCAATATCTGATGACATATTAATAACCTCGTCGTGAGACTCGCAAGGCATATACCAAATGACTCCATCCTCTTCGTGTTCGTGATGTCCTTTGCAACCTTTTGCTAATGCGGCCTCCTCTGCCTCTTCTATTGTATTGTAAACCTTTTGACCATCAATCTCTTTTAGTCTTACATCTTCGCTATTTTTTATTGGTATGCAATTAGGAACTTTCTTTCCGTTCTTCGTTTTCATCCCATATTGCTCGTAACCCGCTTGACAAGGCTTTTTCAAATCCACAGAACCCAACTTGACTCCTGTCTCTTCTTCTTTTGTTTCCTTATCTGTGATTATATCATCCTTAAATTCTAAAGGCTGTAAGGTCTTAAAATATACATTTAACGAAATATCGTTGTAAGCAAGTATCTTATCAACCGCATCAAGTAAAAGCTCTTGGAATACTCTTATGACTGTGTTGTCAAATAACGCTGAAGCTGTTTTAAGCTCCTCTGCGTTGTTTCCTAGTCCACTCTGGTCTTTAATACCTAAAAGCATTGGCGAAGTAACCCTGTGAGATACCATTAACTTTCTCATTGACTCATCAGCTAGGAACTGATATTGATCTGAAGCGTCTGACAATTGTACAGGCGTAATATCTGCGGCCATCTCTTTATTGTCGTTGAAGCTCAATATAAACTTACCAGAGTTGCTCGTTCCTGAATACTTTTCTGCAATCCTGTTTTCTATTGTGTATCTCTCTTCCTCCGTTGGTACTCCGTTGTTGAAGTTAATCAGCATTGAAGGACTCATCCCGTTCTTGATGTTGTTTAGGTGATAGTTAGAAACCTCCTCTTCAAGCTCCGCATAAGGTAAGCCTCCCTGATAGTCAACAGGCGAATAATAATAGAATGATGGTCGATAAGGTCTTACATATAGAATCTCAATTCCTTCGTTGCTTTGTCCAAAAGAGGGTATTCGTAAAGGTGTTTCTTTTTTGTTTCCTACTGCGTCCCAATCTTTGGCGTAGTAATAAGCCTCAACATCTCCCTCGTCATTACACCTTTCGGCTCTCAGGCTTTCGATAGGCATATGATGAACTTCAGTAACCTTTGAGTGATCCTTTGAATAAATAATCTGAAAAGCACATTGGCCCATCATCTTTAAATCTGCCGACACCTTACGCATACAATCTTTAGAAAATAAAGACTTCATTTGAGCGTATTGTAGAGGTCTTCTTGATGAGTCGGTAGCATCTAACCCTTTACCGTAGATAAGCTCGCTAATGCCATTTATAATAGCTGAGTTGGATGCTGATCCGTTATACCTGTCAATAAGATATTGGAAGTAGTCGTTGTTGTCGCCATAACTCACCCATTCCACATTCTTATATTCCTTTACTTCGGGTGTTGTGTATGACGAGAGATTTACAAATCTAATGTTGCTCATATGATTACATATTCATTATTATAAGACGTTTCCTTTGTGTAAACACCTTCGTTCACCGTGTACTTGTCTAATTCTGTTTGTGAAGTTACAAAAACTCGGTCTTGATATATTACGTTAAAACCGTCTAAAATCTTTAAGGTATAGTATCTGTTGTTTACCAGAGAGAAAGTGCCTGTAAGAGTCATAAAACCATTCGAGGAGGATACACTTACAGAAGGTGTTGCTGTTGTATTTTTAGACTCGTCAATTAATTTCATAGTCACACTCACAGGGTGTGAACGTGGAATAATCACAAGGGATTGATTAGAGTCGGATACTTGTAAAATGTGCATCGTACTTAAATAACTAAAAAGTGAAAGTTTATTCCAAAAAGAAAGGGGGAAACAATCCCCCCTTCTACACACAATAACATACCTAGCGAATATACGCTGATACGAAATACAAAGATAGAACTTTATTTACAAACTATCAAGGCTCAATTTGAGTTCCACTTACAGTAATACCAACAGTTGCTAAAGTATCGTCTAAGAAGTTCGCAGGCTTTTTCTCTTGCGCTGTTAAGCTCAAAGTATATCCGCTTAAATCTCCCATAGCCGCACCTGTTACAATCGTGCCTCCTGTAATCTCTGCTCCAAATTCTAATCCCATCAAAAAGATGTTGCCATTGTAGTCCTCTACAAATACGTGAGGTCTGCCATAAGCCATCAACTTTAATTCCTTATGAGATTGCTTATCTAGTTTCGTGAAAGTAAGCTCCAAAACCTGCTCATAAAATGTTGTCCCATTCTCACGAGAGGAGTTAACATTTTGAGTGAATGAAGAATTACCTTTTACGTCATATTGAAACGCTGTGGGCGTTCCCGCAATTGTCTCGATTGCGTCTGTGTTTGTTGAATCATAACCGATTGCGCCGAAGTCCCCGAAATCAACAAAGTAAACGGACTTGATCCCGCCAACCACATCTTTACAAGGTACTGCTCTTCCTATTGTTAAATCACAAGCCATTTTTTATTTAAGTTTAAAAAAAAAGGGCAGGTAGTAAAACCCACCTACCCTCTTTTATGTTAATAATTAATTTTTACGAGTACAATACGCAGTCAGAACCAATTCCGTACTGAACACCTGCTGTATATCTCATAATAACTCTCACGTTCTGTGATCCGTCAAGGTCACCCATATCCAACAACTTCACTTCGTTATGGTCTGATAATAAACCTGTGCCGAAGTAGAGGTTGGACGCTTGAGCGGCAACCATTGTGTTAGCGGCTAAACCACCAACTAGAGCAACTCTGATTCCGTCAAAGAATAATGGCTCGTTTCCGTACCATTGAGTTCCTTTGTTGTCTGTACCATTAGCACCAAGACCAGAAGCTCCGAATCCTCCTAAAGCACGAACATAAGCACGAGCAACATTTGAAGGAACGTAGATTGTTAAGTCTTCCTTACCATAAACAGCACTTGGGATAGCGTCTGCAACTTTTCCTAGTTCTGCGATTACGTTAGCCGCGTCAACAGTTGTTCCTGTAACGTCGTTAACGTCTCCGTCTGCTGTCATCAAAGCTGTAAAGCCATCAAACTCTCCTGCTGTTGCGTTAGCACCTGACCAGATAGTCTGCTCAGTCTTTTGTGCAACCTTAGCGGCAACGTGACCGATAATAAAGTCAGAGAAATTTGCAGGTAGATTATCATAAGCTGAATAACCCATTTGTACAGCCTCCCAATCAGATCGGAAGTCTTTCTTACAAAGTTGTAAATTAACTTGGAACTCTTCAGGCTGAAGGATTCTCTCAGTCAATGTTACTGTTGACGTTGCTGAAAAGTCACAAGTTGCGTCAGCAACGATGTCGTTAGTACCGACCTTTTTAACAACTTCTTTATATTTGATATTAGGCTTGATTTCGACAAGACCTTTATCTAAAGTGTCCGCTGAAAGCAACGCACTAGAGATGTATTTCCCTGCGAACTCTCCCGCATAGGTAGTAGTGATAGATGTAGTAGTAGCCATTTGCTATTTTTATTTATTAAAATTAGAGAAAACCCTGTCCAAAGAAGATCTACGACGATTGTTCGCCATTTTCACTTCTTCTTTCTGAGTTGTTTGGGGATTGTGTTTGATTGGCTTTGCGGCCGATTGAGAGGAAAGCTCTTTCTTTAAGTCTGAATTTTCATTCTCAACTTCGCTCATCTTCTCTTTGTATGAACCCATTTCTTCACGAATTGCTGAAAGCTCTGCCTTGATCTCATCAATCAAAGGAGAAACAACTTCAATAACTTGCTCTTTTATTGGGCTTTCTTCTGCAAGCTCAACCTCTTCGTCTGCAACTTCTTCGGAAGATTCTTTAACCTCCTCCTCGAAGTGAGTTTCTTTTGTTTGAGTCTCGACAACTTTTTTAGGTTCAGCTTTAACCTCAGATTCAGAAGCCTCGACTTCTTCAACTTCAGCTTCCACCTCTTCTTGCTCCATTGGCTTAATCTCTCCAATGATGCCTTCTTCGCTTACGACTAAGATTCTGTCGTCTCCGATAGGGTACTCACCAACAGGAAGCGCAATACGCTCTTCTTCATTGACAATAAATACCTCGTTTCCCGCTTCAAAAGCGTCTGCCTCTAAGACAGTTCCATTCTCAAGCGACATTTGCTCAAGTTTGACTTCAACGGCCTCTGATTTTACAGATGACAATTCAGTCATTATTCGTTTTAATACGTCAGTTGCTTTCATAACTATTTAAATAATTGATTAGAATAAAGAAATTACATTTTTAATTGTTTCCCGTTGTTGGCCCAATGCCTTGCGCCCACAAACTACCATCGCAACACTTGCGAGAATAGGTTTGTTTGTCTTTACACAAACAGCCTCTTTTTGAACCTTTGGGAGAAGTTCTTGAGGGTATCTTCACATCACCTTTCATAGTAAGTCTAATTTTTTTAGTTTGCTTTCTGACCATCGCTTTGCCGCTAATCCTCCCCAGAGTAAAAACGATATAGTGCCACAGGCTTCCTTATCGCTTGGGTTGTAGTATTCTTCGGCTCTTGATAAGTACGAATACATTCTTTTGATTGTCTCTACGCTTATAGGTTTACCTTGAGCTAACTGTTGCGCTCTTACCTTACCGACTTGTGTAGCGCATTTATTGTTTACCTTCTCGTTTAGGTTTATCCCTCTTTGTGCGTTATTAGAAACTGCCTTTGGATAGTCTGAGAAAGATTCTAATTCGGTACGCTTACCGCTTTTTACCCTTTTGTCTTTTTTGATGACTGCGTTAATCTGGGATAGTATAAGTTTAGCCTCTTCCTCTTCGATAGAAAGCATCTCTTGCTTTGCAAAATTCACCTTGTCTACAAAATACCCTTCAATGCTAAATCCTTTTACCTTGTTTGTTTTAACATAGTTCTCCCAGATGTCATCGTTGTTGACCTTCATAGAAACCATCCAAGTACCAACAGGCATATTTAGATCGTATACGTTTGATTTGTCTTTTACTTCGTCTTCTACAATCCAAGACTCAACAACGCTAAGACCTTGTAATTCGGCTTCGTGTTCTAGGGTAGATTTGTTTTGATTTCCGTTTTGAAAAAACAACTCACTAGCCTTGCGGATTGTGTCCTTTGAGAAATACACATAAAACTCCTCCTCACCGTTCTTCCTGTAAATAGGTTTATTAGGAACAAGGGCCGCACCCATTAAGATTCTCTTTTCTTGGTCTTGTGTAGCAAACTCAATCTTTTGGGTTTTAAGTGCTACAAAGTCCTCCTCTATTGCGGGATTCTCTACGATGCTTATTGCTTGGATGCCCATCAATTCTTGCATCTCGTCTAATACTAATTCAATTATATTCATTATCCAAATGTTGCTGTTCTTATTCTTCTACGTTGTAATTCTTGTGAGCTTGATACATCGCCTCCTACCACATAAGCTCTTAATGGCTTATCAAATTGAGAACCGATCGATTGCGCTAACTGATTTATTCCACTTCCACCTACTATATTAAATTGAGGAGGTAATGAAGGCGTTGATATCGTTTGCGTTGGTGTAGGTACAGATTGATCAGGAGTCGTTGGTACTCTAGTGCTTCGCATTGCATTAACATTTGCAATACCTGCCGCTGTTACTCCTGCGGCCGCTATAAAGTTAAAAGGAGGAGGAGAACCTGCTAATGCTGTTGTTGCTGCACCATATGTGTCAATAACTGCTCTGGCTATCATTATTGCTTTACCAAGTTTGTTCTCTCTACCTAATGCGTAAGCTACGTTTGCCATAGCATCCTTTAAGACATCAGCGTTTGCAATTGTAAAGTTGACATAATCACCTACGGTAGCGGATTGCTTTTCTACTGTGTCGGTTGTTGTATCTATTGCAATTGTAGATTGTCTTTGTACCATTCCAGAAAGTTCGCTTTGAGAGTCTGCAATTTTTTGCATAGACTCACCAACCTTCGTTTCCATCTCTTTAAGGTTCTCACGCCTTATGTCTGAAAGTTCTTTTTCTTTGGCAATCTCTTCATTTTTTAATGAGATTAACTTTGCCTGAAATTCTGTTCTCTTAGCAAAGTTGGCTGTCTCTAAATCAAAAACCCTAGCACGAGCTTCTTCGACTGTCTGTAAAAATTCTTCATCAGATTCTGCAAGGTTACCCTGTGCCTCTAATACCCTTAATCTCTCTTGTGCAGTTTCTAATTCCTTGTCTGTTACTTTTTGCTCAATTTGACCGACCTTGATAATAGCGTCTCGCCTCTCTTCAATAGACCTGTTTATATCTTCAGCAATTAATTTTGCTTCTGCGGCTTCTTTATTAGCTCTTGCTCTTTCTGATATTAATTCTCTTTCTGCTACAACGACACCATTCATTGCTCGCTCTAGTTCTGTTGCTAACCGTACATCATTTTTAATCTCTTCACCTATTCCTGTGAATCCATCTTTTACGGTCTTAATAGCACCTTTAAAATCGCCTGTAAACAATTTAAACAAACCCTCTCCCAAAGACGTAACAACATCCGCTAACGAATCCATACCCGCTTGTAGGCCTGCAACAATTACACGCAACTTTTGTGCGCCTCTCTCTGTCCTTGTGAAATATGATACTAATGAGGTTACAGCAATTAATAAAGCTCCAATCCCTGTTGCTATGATAGCACCCTTGAGTGTTTTAAAGCCTCCTACAACCGATTTAAGACCACTTCGTAAACTTCTGAATGCTGACACAGCACCTCCTGATTTAGCGTCTATTGCATCAAAGCCTGAACTGATCGATTCGTTAACGTCACTTGATGCTTCTTGTGTTTGTTCTGCGGCATCGGTTACGTTGTCATACGCATTGACTGCGCTCTTGCTATCTCCTTCAATTATAATTTTCTCAACTACGGGCATTATCTACGTTTTAAAAACTCTGACCAATTATTAGGGATTCTGTATTTGCCTTTTGCTATTTCAATATTCTCACTTTCCCCTCTCCATTCATCGGCTTGAAGTAATTCTATTAAGTAACTTAAATAACTCTTTTTCATACATCATTTAATAATTCCAATCGCACCTTGCCTGT